TCAGCCCGCAGATTTCACGATAAAAGTCACAACACCGAATACGTCGAGAGTTTCCTCGCTACCGACAAGGATCGGCGAATAGGCGCTGTTCATGGGATTAAGCTGAACTGTAGGCCGTAGCTGCAGGCGTTTAACTGTAAACTCCCCTTCTACCGCGGCGATGACAATGTCACCATGCTCAGCAGTCCTGGAGCTGTCCACCACCAGCAGATCGCCGTCGCTGATCCCAGCTTCGATCATTGAATCACCTGCGGCTTTGACGAAATACGTTGAACTCGGATGAGCGACAAGTAACTCATTGAGATCGATGCGCTGTTCAACGTAATCAGCTGCAGGGCTGGGGAAACCACACTGCACTAAGTCACTGAAAAGCGGAAGAGCGATAATTTCTCGCAGTTCTGTAGGCCTAATAAATTCCATATTGCACACCTCAAATACTGTTTTTATATACAGTAGTTTCATTTGAGTGAGCACGCAAGACAGAGTTGCTCCTCTGACTGCTTAAAGATTCGCCGTTTCGTTTCTAAGTTTCTATATCGCTTTGAATTATGAATTTTGTAAATTTTATGGCAGTAGTTCTGAGTGAGCAGATTTAAGCCGCCGCACATTCTTGCATAAGATGGGCGGCGCTCTCCTCAGCTTCCGGGCTGCAACGAATCGATTTGTTTCTTTAAATCTTCAATTTGATCCATTAAAGCCAAAATTGCTTCATGGTGCAGAGCGGCGGCGAAACCAGATGTATCAGCCGTCAGCACATCTTCAAGTTCGGTACCATCTTTAAGCTTCACTGGGTTCGGTGATATGGTTACCGCTGTCGGCATTACAGCTTCCATTTCCTGAGCAATAAACCCCTGCCCCGGTCCGGCACCATCAAGTCGATCCCATGTCACTCCCCTAACCTTTCGCATTTTTTCAAGCGGATTAGCAACACGTTCAATGTTTTCTTTCAGCCTGGCATCAGAGTTATTGTTCCAGGAACCGGACGCAGCTGCATTGCCCGTTTTCAGATCGAAGGTCCAGTTTTTTTCGGGGGTGGAGCCTCCGTTATAGTAAATCACGAAATAACTCGCGTCTGTACCTCCACCGCGCTTTATGCCAGTAATGACTGCATCAGAGAACCATTTATAAATCCATCCGCCCACGAACTGATTCGTAACGGCGCTTGCATCAGCTGTTAGTCCGACAATGTCATTATTAGCCTGGCCTGATTGCACCCCCCCATAAAATGTCATGATGCCAAGAGGAACACGCATCCCCGATTTATTATCCAGCACCAAAGAGGAAGAATTAAAATTAAACTGGCCGGTAAGTGTGCCACCAGTTTTTTGAAGGGCACCAGTGAGGCGTGAATCGTCACCAGCTGCCACGGTTCCGGCCGCCGTTCCAACATTTCTGGTGGAGCTGTTTCCTAAACCGAGGTTTGAGCGAGAGTCTGCGGCATTCGTTGCGCCGGTTCCGCCATCTGCGACAGCAAGCGCACCGTTACTCCCTTTCTGTGCAAGTTTACCGATCCCTGGGATGGTTACGGAGGTGCCGTTGATGGTTACAGTGATGCTCTGATTGGCTGAGGTTGTGGCGAACGTCTCCCATGCGCCAATATTCTCGTCATACTCTTTGATAAGCTGCGACATCGCCTGTGCCAGTCCGTCGACAGAGATGTTGTCGGACACCAGTATTCCATACTTCTGGCCGCTCAGCGCCGGGGAAGCAGCAGGCGTAACCGTCATGGACGTGGCGCTATTCACAGATGAAATCTGGAACATCTGCACCGGGTTAGACATGACGATGAGCGTCTGGCCAGCGCGGACCTGGCTGGCTGGCACAGTCCAGTTCGTACCCGTTCCGGTGGCGGTATTTCCGTTGATAGCAATAGTGCCAGTGTTATAAAGCATGAACTACCTCACGATAATAACGATCGTTTAAAGCGATCAATAATGTAATATTGATCGCTCTTATCAATCTGACTATTTTTTAAACTCGAATAAAATGGATATTCTCGCAGATACAGGAATGTAGAAATGAAACGATTATTCGCCGTGGCACTTTTGCTGGCGGCTGGCTGTGCCGATAAAGACAGAGACTATGCCTTTAAAATGGATTACCCGGTGGATGCGGCGCGCTTATCTCTGGGGGGAGATATTCACGTAAATATCGACTGTGCCACGAGGGAAGTTAACGTAATTTCAGACAGCAGCAATGGCATTTTCAGCCGACATATAAATAAGCGGTTCAGCAACATCTGTTATAAGAAAACGGATAAGCTTGATGTCGTATACCGCTTCGAACCTGCAAAAGGTGTTAAGCAAAACATGATCGCTACTCAATACCCACGCGTCCCGCCAGTATCAAATTCCGACAAACTGAGCGATGGGAATTCGTAGCCCTCGCCCCTGAAGTGTCTGGCTCCAGTTGCGCTGATTTTTTGAGATGTACCTCCCCTGCAGCTGTGAGCCTGTCCATTTGAGTGCGATTCCTGAATAACCAACGACAGTTCCGTCGTCACTGAGGTTGCCTGGGCAGTTGTTAACCAGAATCCACGGATCAAAACTCAGGTTTATCGCAAAGGTATTGTTCTGCAGATCGTAATTGGCAGGCACGTCGAAAAAGCCCACCACGCGAGGCATTTTCGATGCCGAGGCGGCGCTCCAGATAAGATTCCCCGCGCTGTCGAAAACATCCATATATCCGCTCTGCATTCCAACGTTTCTGGACGTGCGTATCATGCTGCCCGCATTGTCTTCCAGAAGGTCAGCGCCTGGTAAGCCATACTTATTAATATCCAGCTGCAGCCAACGCAAATTCCCATCATTCCAGAATTGCGGCTGGGTAATGCCCAGTGTGCTTCCGTTTCCGAACGGGCTATCCACGCGGTAATAACCTTTGTCAGTCACTGCACCGAGCGCACGCTGATCATAAAAAAGTGTCGACCTGTTTTGTGAATCAACCAGCAATTTTCCAGCGCTGTTATAAACTTCGAATCCACTCATTGAAAGTTATAAACCTCCATATTAAGAGTTATCGAAATACTGCCACCGCTCGGTAAATAAAAAACGGTAAAGCCACCATTAAAAGCCCGGCAATAATATTCATTTATTACTCCTGTCGAACTCGCCGATACGATTGATATAAATGACCCGTCCTGCGTTACCCCGGAAAAGGAAACGTCCTTAGCCGTTTCCCCCGCTGCAAATGTTACAGACGTGCTTCCAATATATCGGATAGCATAATCACTTAAATCAACGGCAATACGGCCTGCACCGTCCCAGCATTGCAAACCCTGTGGCATTACCATAACCCCATTCTGACGCGCAGCACGTTGTTGCTGTCGTAGATACGAATGAGGGTGCTGGATATCAGCATCCTCCCGCCCCCGGCCACGCCGTTAATTTCGAACGTTCCACCCTTATCAAGCTTCCAGCCTGCAGAACCAGCCACATAATTATTCGACTGGATATAGTTGCCGATTTTGGCGTTCTCAATGGTGCCGTCCTGGATAAAGCTGGCCCGGATGAATGTCTGCCCGTTCTGGATCACGAACGGCAAAGCCACGCTGTTACCGGCCGCCGTGGTGACTGCGAAGCGATCTGCCAGGAAGATAACCTGCGACTGCATGCCGGATGGCGTATTCTCAACGCCGATCCCCATCCCCGCGGCGTAATACTGCCCGTTGCTGGAGACACCAACCTTGATGTTGTACATCGCGCTGAGGTCGCCGTTTACGTTCGCTATGGCCTGAGCGTTAGTGGTGATGGCTGAGGTATGCCCGTTCACCGTCGCCGTGATGCTGTTTACCTGCGTGGCCATAGCCTGCTGGTAATCCGAGAACGTCTGATTCAGGCTGTTGATGGATGCTTTGTTGCCGTTCACTTCCGTCTGCAGGCTCAGCAGCGAGCGCGCCGTTGCTTCCTTCTCGTTAACGATAACCTCGTCAATACGGTCCAGCTGAGCGCTGTTACCGGCGACCGTTGCGGATAACCTTTTGCGTGTGGCCACCTGCGCCAGCCCGTTCTGGATAATGGCAATGGCTGAGTTCTTCACCCCACCCGTCATGCCGTCCATGGACACGCTGATGCTGTCGATTCGCTTGCCCAGGGCGACATCTTCTGTTGCCACCGTTTGCTCAAGCTGACTAAGTGAAGACGAAACATCCCCGACCGTGCTGGAAAGCTCATTAACGCTGGTCTGTACCTTCCCAATGTTCTGGGCGTTTTGGGCGATATCCTTCGCCTGCAGCTCCAGTTCGTCATTGGCCTGTTTGATGTCATTAACCATGCCAGCAATTTTTTCATTGCTGTCGACGGCATTCTCAACCACATCCTTCAGTAGACCCGTTTCCTCCATCTCCTTGAGAATGGAATCGGTGATATCAGATACGTCCGTGCTCGACTGACCAAATACCCACTCGGTCCAGTCGCTCTGATTGCCCAGGCGATCAACGAGCCTTGCCCGGTACCAGAACGATTTTCCAGCCAGCAATCCCATTTGCTGGTAGGTCGATGAGGGATAAGGCACGTCTGCCAGCAGTAACGGAGAATCACCGTTCGCCGTGGCGCTGTAGTGAATTTCTGTCTTCTGCGTGTCCTGCGCCCCGGACGGAAATCCCCAGGAAATGCCAATCCCAAACACCAACGGCTGCGTGGCGAGATTCACGGGCATAGGTGGTTTTCCGACCTTACCCGTAAGCTCTGTCTCTGCTGATGTTGCCCAGAGGGATGCGATATCGAGCGCGTTAACCGCGCGGATTCGGACCACGTAGCGCCCGGAGTAAATTCCATCAACCTCAAAGCGCGTGTTGCCGGTGCGCGGAACGTTAATCCAGTCGCCGTTGTTCTGACGCCACTGCGCCTCGTAGGCAACGGCATTTTTGACGGTATCCCACGTAACAACCATCGTGGTGATACCTATCCCCTGTTCAACGCGGTAAACACTGGAGAGCGTGATATTTTCCGGCATTCCCTGACCGCGTGGCGGCACAACGCTGACGGGCCTGTCTTCAATCACCGCGCCGTCATCAACGCGCGGAAACTTGTTCGGATTGTAAGGCAGACCGTTAATGGTGACCGTGTTATCCGAATTAGCCATAAGCCGCTTAACGCGGAACAGCTGAATGGCTAAATCAGGCTGGTCAAGCACCCAGACTGATTCAGCATTTGGGGTAACGCTGTACGCTGTCTCAACGTTAACGGCGCGTCCGGAGACGCTTTTCACCTTCCTGCCTTCGGATTTGCCGGTGGGAAGGTTAACGATAAGCGTGTCCCCCGCTTTCGCAGTCGTAATACGGTCAAGCGTGACTTTCGTTCCGGAAGCAGCGGCTACGCGACCGCCGTTCTCGCGACCGGCCAGCGGGGCGTTATTGAGGCCGATCACCTTGCCTATACGCGGGATTCGCCCTTCCATCCCTGTTTTAAACTCGACGCCATTGTCATCGCGGTTGGTTTCAATAGCGTAAAGTCCGTGCCGCTGCGCTTCTGATTCCCGCGTACACCCGATGCGGGACAGCTCTATGGTGTTAAAGCCGAACCGGTTAGAGACTTCCGGCACCCAGGCGCTGGCCTGATCGTCCTGATAGCCGTTGGCCGGATTGCTGTAGGTGACGATTGCGGACGAGTAGTTCGTCTTTTCCGATGTGCTGGAGAAGTTAAACGCGCCCACGATATTCGACTTGTTGAACACAAAATCGGGGTCCAGCTCGCGGGGCATATCGGCGTCAACGGACAGAAGATTGTTGGACCAGCTGATCATCCCCCGGAAGATGTTCGCCAAATCCATTAGCACGGTCCATGCATCGGTACGCTGGGAAATGTACAAATCGCAGAGGTAACGCGCCTCTTTCCCGCCTGCACCGTCCGAAACCTGCGCATCGCAGTACTGTGCAATCTGGTACAGGGTCCATTTATCAACTAAATCAGCCGTGATCCGTTTTCCAAGACCGTATCGCTTGTTCAGCACCAGATCGTAAAAAATCCAGGCGGGGTTGTTTGTCCATGCCCACTTAAAGGTTCCGTCCCAGGTGCCGCTGTACGTGCGGGTAACAGGATCGTAGTTCGCCGGTACGCGGACGATTATCCCCTTCATTTCCACGGTGACGTTTGGCGTTCTGCCGTCAAACAGCTTCGAATCAAACTGGATGAACAGCAGCGACGTGTGCGGATACCCAGCGTCATGGCTTCATACATGTGATCCGTATCGTGCTCATGATATTCATCGATGATCGCGCAGTGAGGGCTGTCACCGTCGCCAGGCTTCCCGGCGATAGGCGCGAACAGCGAACCGTCCGGACGGGTCAGGCTGTCAACCCAGACCGAAATACTGAATTTTGAGCGGAGCGACGGAAGGCGGTCTGCCATCTGCCTGGCTGGGGTGAAGACCTTTTTCGCCTGCGCCATCGTGGTAGCCCCGCAGTACACTTCCGCGCTGTTTTCACCGTCAGCGCAGAACATGTACGTGCCAATGCCTGCTGCGAAAAACGATTTCCCGTTTTTCCTGGCCACCCGGATATACGCTTCACGAAAACGGCGCTTTTTGGTCTTTTTCGTAACCCAGCCGAAAATCGAGCTGAATGCAAACGCCTGCCAGGGTTCCAGCTTCAGTTTTTGACCGGCTAAATCACCGCTGGAGTGCGGTAATAGCTGAACGAAACGGCAGGCGCGTTCCGCCAGTTCGCGGTCGAATCGGTAGGGAAAACCCTTATCGAGAGAAATTTTCAGATCTTTAAAATGGCGCTGGCATGCAAGCTGGATGCTCTTGCAGGCGAGTATTTTCCCGTTCAGCACATCCCGCGCATACTGGTTCGCCATATTGACGCTCGGGTACGCGGCCATAATAAGTCCCTAAAAATTGGGAACATCACCCCAATCAAAATTCGTCAAATTCATTCCCGGATTTACTTTCTTCGCCCGGCGTGCGTTTTCTGGCTCTACTATTGGGATCAAGTTTCAGAACTACGCTAAGACGGATAAGCTGTGAGATATACTTATCCCGCGCCTTTACTGCGGCTCCCATTTTCTGCCCACCGGCAGCAGTTTCATCCCCAATCCCATCAGCTTTTATTTCCTGGTTCGCGTCGTAAAGGAGTTGCACCGTATTGCAATATTCCATCAGTAGATAGCAGTCCTCCATTTCAAACGAACCACGATTTATCAGAATTTTGCAGGTTCGTTTCCAGGCATCGATCGCCATCTCACCCAGCAGTTCATCTGGCGGTGAAACTGCACGAGTCAGAGAGCTGACCTGCGTTCCGGTCCTCTTCGGCTTACGACCTCCCCCCGGCGATCTCACTCCGGTACTCATAGCGAAACACCTCAAAAATCATCAAAAAAAAATTCTTATTTCTCACGCGTAAAAAACTACCGGGAGCGGCAGTCCTTAAAAGCGAAAGGGTTAGGGATTTGATCCCCCCCTCCCCATGCGTTGACTGACCGAGTTTCACCGGAGGCGCTCCCTTGCTGTCTTGGCTCTATGGCATGGCCAGCATAATGCCTCCAGATTGAAATCATCGTCCGTTCCGCCGTGAGCCTTGGCGAGGACATGGTCAACGGTACTCGCTCGGGTTGCTATGCCAGCGCGTCGGCACTCCTGGCATATATGTTTATCTCGCTTAAGAATACGTGCACGCCTGACTTCCCAGGGACGCCCGTAACCACGCTCTTGTCGGCTTTTACCGTTCTGATAGTTGCGCCATCCTTCACCGGCATGCTGCTGCCGATGTTCATCGCAGTAGCCGCTTGAGTCATTAGTCAGCGCGACACAGCCTTTGTGCCTGCATGGCCTTTTGATACGTGGGGGCATAACTAACAACCAGCCTTATTGTTAAGTTTGTTCATATGTGTCGACTCCAGCGTGACTCGCTATATCCGCCAGAGGGGACAATTGATGAGATAACCGCAGTAAGGGCTCAGACAAAGTCACAATACGAAAGGAAGCAAAGATTGCCGTCAAAACTTCATGAATAGCAAGAGACCACGAGGTCGCCGCCCCGTAAGATGTCAGATAGCCGGAAAGGACCCATAGAGCCTCAGACTCCTTGGGGGACAGTCATATCATCGGGTGGGGACCTTGTAGTTATTATCCGCCACAGGGGATAACATAAGGTAATTCCTAAAACTTACCGCTTACGCTTGTTAAATCAGCCATGGCGTCCATCCTTAAAATTCTCTGAACTGGCTCCTACCAACACCAGAGAAAATAGCACCTTAAACGAAACTAGCTTTTTTCAGCTGCCCTCCACTGGAGGGCTTTTTTTTACAATTACTGGCCAAAACCAGTTGAGCTGGAATCTAATTAATTCATCAATCAAACCGCTTACGCTTGTTAAGTCCCGGTTAAGTGCCAGGCTAAAGGTGACTCTGATGTGGAGAATGCCAACTCCAGGGAAACATCGATAAAAAGAGCATGTGAAACTGAGACTCCTGTAGCCTCCCTCGTGGGGGCATTTTTTCAAAAAAAAAGCCAGCTCGGACAGAACTGGCTGGGTCTAGCAGTAAGTAAGTAGCGATTCACACCTTGATCGACAAATTATATATTCCCTTATCTTTCATTCATGTGCCGGGTGCCTCCCGGTGAACTTGCCACAGTCTTCAAGTCCGCAAACGTTAGTCCAGCATCGACTGCTTGCCCCTCCGCATAGGGGGATCCACTGAGTGCCAGAAATGTCGATTCGCATGTGCACTTTTAATTTAGTATAAAATTAACATTATTCGTATCCAAACGAAAAAATTAAAGCCTTGCTTAAATATTTATCATGTTAATTAATTTTAAATTAAAACCCCTTAAATTATAAAGTTATTCTAATATGTATGTTTTCCCATACAGTTTCCTTTATAGTTTGAGTCTCCTTGTAATGATGACCAGATTGGTCTCCCTTCTGAACTTACGGATCTTGTCTCAGAAGGGATGTTTTTTCCCTCGCTTCGCTTGATAATTACCCACTGTTTTCTAAAATTAACTTGAGGCTTTGCTATGTCAGGTAAAGTCGTCGTTCAGGAATACCCGTGCGCTCAAGGACGAGTCATCCTCATTTTTTTCTTTCCAGCTCAATTTGTCGAATCCCCATGAGGTTGTTGTTGCCTTTTTCAATTACAGCCAGCAGCGGCTTAATCCACAAAACAGCCTGGCAATATGTCATTGCGCTGGCGGTAGCGGAACGATCATTGGCTGCGTCAATTCCGTCGGTATAGGTGTGCATTGCGCTGGAACGTAAACGGTACGCGTATTCGTACAGCCCACCAGCAATATCAGCAGGAACAAGCAGATCACAGGTTTTTTCACGGCGGAGAATCTCCCGGTATTCGATTACGGTTTCTTCGGTGCTGTTGTCGATCAGGGAGTTAAGCTTATTGGCATGTTCTGCAACCTGATTGAACCGATTGAAGTTGAATGCCTGGGTGGCGATCACCTGCCCCTGCAAAGAGTTGTCACTTCGCAGAACGTCGTTATCGCTCTGAAGGTTACTGGCGTCCGAGCAACTCTTAACGAGGGCGACCGAAAGGACAGCAATAACGACAACACCGATGAGACCTGGATTAATTTTCATTGGTCCAGCCCCCAGCATGCCAGCGCACTTTCTTGATCGCGCCGCTCGACCTGCCCATAGCAGCCATTCTTCTGGCCTTTGGTTAGTCGGCAATCACGGCCACCGTCTTTAATCCACCAGCGGATAGCTTCGCAGGCCCCTTTTCGGTCACCGGCATTAATGCGCTTATAGAACGTGGACGGAAAGCACTTACCCGGTCCGATGTTGTACGGGCAGAAAGATGCGATCCCGGCTTTCTGCGGTTCGCTAAGCGGTACCGTAATATTGCGGTCAACCCACGCCAGAGCCTCATTTCGTTCGAAGGCGTTCACCTGATTGCATCTGGCCTGAGTCAATTTCATGCCCTGCACAACCGCTTTACCATCAACCATCGTGGCACCGCGGCAAATAGTCCAGTTACCACCGCCATCTTTGTACGCCGTCAGGCTGTTACCCTCTTTCTCATTCAGAAACTGATCGAGAATGACGGATGCAGGCGCACCAGCCAGTACCAGCCCCAGAACAGCAGCACTCAATTTTGCTCTGGATCCCATCACTCACCTTCCTTTTGTAATGCCTCAACGACCACGCTTGCAGCCGCAGGACGCTCGTAAAGGGGCTTATCACCAACGCCTTTCAGGTAGTCATTGACCATTTTTGTTCGCTTCTCGTCCTCTTTACGCCTGCGGTGCGCATCAACACGCCCGTTGATGTAGGAGGCAAGAGAAATAAGTAAACCGGTAGCGCCAAAGAACATGAACACCAGATCCTGAGTGGTAAATCCAATAGCTGAGGCCAAAGCAGCTACCCACGCAAAGAACTGCGTGAAGATATTCCCTGAGTCATTCATTTTCATTTCTCTCACCTCGCGCGCTGCGAGTGTTAACAGACATAAAAAAACCACCATTAGAGGTGGTTTTTTATAAGGTGAATAAGTTAATTGTTTTTTGTTTCTTCGTTCAACTTAAGCTGGGCTAGAAGTTCTTCAATTGCCGCGGCAGTGATGCATAATACTTTATGCTCTACTACACAGTAGTCTTTACCCTCTAATTTCTGAATTTCAACCAATCTCAGCAAATGTTTAGCAAGTTTTTGATAAGCATCAATATTCACAAACACCTCCCTGAACCAAAACAATGAGGCAAATGCTTATAAAGCCCTTACAGCCTGAGTTAATCTACCATTTAAAAGTAGCATTGAACTGGAGTATATCAGTAAAAAAAGCCTGCTAAATTAGCAGGCAAAAAAACTTATAAAGCAAGTTAGGTAGGCATGAGGTATACAGGCTGCTAAACAAAACGCCGTATCAAGGCGAATTGTCATAGTTGAAACTTGTCACAGATGGCATAACTCACAATACCATATTAGCTATCAATCTAATCTCGTCAAAAAAATAGCCTGCCATTTCTGGCAGGCTCTCAAGGAATTACAAACTGGTTGTAGTTATTGTCATGGTGCCGAGTGCCTCCCGGTGACTTTACCCCTGGTCAGTAAAGCCGCGCGCATACCTGCAGACAGCAGTTGACTGGAACGCCCCACCGCTGAGGGGGATTCACCACGAACAAAGTTTACTGGGTACTCAACAGAGCGGTCAAACAGTACAGATGCTGATTGCCGAATGATTTTCAGTCACTTAACAGAAACTATGCATTTTACCGTTGCGTTTTTTACTGTTAAATCCTAAATTCACTCTCCCCGTTCTCATCTAGTAAAATGTAGAAGGGAATTTTTTGTCGAGGGATGTGATGTCGCCTGTAGAGTCCCTCGTCTTTTTTTCCTTTTCAATCTCCCTGCTTTTGCATGCCAAAGACCGCATCAATCCTTACTGTCTGGAGTCTTAAGCCACATAATCGCTTTAATGCATAACCTTGAGAGGCACCTCATCCAACAAACCACCCCAGGTAAATTGGATTCGACGAGATGCTTTTGAATGAACGCTGAACCCCAATGTCAGTTTTACGCAGCACTTTTACAAAAAGCAGCGTTCATTCAAAACGAATTGAATAAAATGCTCCGGACAAGAAAAACAGTCCCGCATAGCGAAACCACGACACAAATGACGCCTATCAGGGCAACCTGAATAGGTTTAAATTTCAAAGTTTGGTTATCCTGCGTCAAAGGATTCTAAATGGTGCCGACTACCGGAATCGAACTGGTTACCTACTGATTACAAGTTATAACCACGGCTCTAAATGAGCCGGGAGCGAGATAATACACAAGCGAAACTACCCTTGCAACAATAAGGTCTTATGAAAACCGACGATATGACAGGGGTACTGATGCAATGCACCTCGCGAATACCCCTGTCGTATCGCCGTAAAGCAAAAGCCCCGACTGGCGGGGCTTTTGTTATTTTTAAATTGTCGCTTAAGTTCGCTGCCATCGCGGTGCAGCTCTGCCAAGCATGAATGAATTATCTAAATTCCTGGCTCGTTTTCAATATATAAATAGAATTAGAGCACGAAAAGTTAAAGCCCAATCATTCAGCTCTGCTCAGCCAGGAGTTTCCGCGTAGATAAAAAGACCTTCGCCCTGAATATCTCCAGGCACCAGCGAACTCGTTTTCTGGCCTCCCAATCCGTTAGCCACGGTGCGATAGACTGTAACTCCCGCGTAATGTCTGAGATTTTTTTGCGTGTGGTGTAATACTGCAGACCGACGATATAAACCGGATCATTTACATCAAGCGCCTGCAGCACTGACTGCTCGACAAAATCAACGTCATCATCGTGCATAGCTTCATCAATGATGCTGGTGGCGGGCTGTGGCCACAAAATGGCGTGAGCACGATTTAACGCCTGCGGCCCTCTGAATCCCTCTGCTCGAGCTTGTTCCAGTGCAGCTGTAAAGCGAGACAATGCCTTATCCGACCATCGCCCGCCCTTAAGTACATCCCAGCATGCATGAGCGCGAGGCAATCGTGGGGCTGTACCACCGCTTACCCCCTCGCCCCATGTTGTCAGCAATGATTTAATCCATGCCGACTGAATACCTGTAAGAAGCATGCTTTTACCCAGCCAGCTTTTACGCGGCGCACTCGCTGCTTTGCCCAGCGCTTCAATATGATTACGGCGTTGACGTGGTGTCATCCTGTTCGCTCCTTACGCCAGAACGCCGAGCGCGTAGGCCCGGTCCAGCACTCTAATGATCATTTCCAGCTGCGAGCCATATTTGCGCTCGAATGCCAGGCGGTCGTTATGAAGTTCGGTATGATGTTTTCGGCAAAGTGGAATCGAGAAGATGTCGTGAGCTTTTGTTGCCATGCCTCCCTGCCCCCATCCGATTAAGTGATGCGGGTCGTCTGATTGCTGCTGGCAGCATTCGCAGGGCTGTGTTTTCACCCAATTCAGATAATTGCGGCTTTCCCAGCGCAGACGCTTCGGTCGACGCATGAAAGACTGAGGCGGCGCCGGATCCACCATCACGCCCACCAGCAGTTCTGTCAGCGCATCAGGCAGGTCAACAGCTGAAACTAATTCCCAAAGGATGCTGCTGGCCGGTACAGAAGGCGTAATATCGCTTTCGCGACCGATCTTGCTTTCTTGAGGTAAACGAAGCGCTTCACGAACGCATGATTCTGGAAGTGCATCCGTAACCCCTTTACGTACTGCCCACCAGCAGAGCTCTGCAAGTGAGATCTCACGGCTTTTGTCCAGGCAAAGATAAATGCGGACAGAATCCAGCACATAGGCAACCACGTTATTACAGGCCAGGTCTGCCAGACCCTCGGTATGTTGTTCACGCAGCTGATTATCACAATAACCACAAAGTAAAATGGAACCCGGCTCATGGTGCATGATGGTTAATTCGTGATAGTGGTAATCGCTATGAGCGTACTGGCAATTTCCTCCTCCATACTTCAGCAACCAGTAATCAAGCCCGCTAATACCACCAGCAGCAGTCAGGACCTTTTCATTCAAAAAGAAGCTTCGCAACTGCTCGTTTTCAGCCAGTGGCTGCCTAGCATCGGGAACACGGCCTGTTTGATATTCGCGCATGCTTTCAGGCTGACGCTCGATCAACACTCTACCTGTGGTGAACAACTCCATCAGCTCTCTGCCTGGCTTCAACAGTACGACACCCAGCTCCCGCGCAATCACAGGTTGAAGAAGCGCACGCATCACACTCTCTCCCTGATAATGATCTGCCCATTCTCGCCCCAGAGCTTTGTTATCCTTGAATCCCAGATATGTGTGTCGTCTTTAAAGAGCGCATCCATTAAAGACTTCATCAGGTTATCGAGATCGGGTTTACCCTGATGGGGCTTCCCGTTCATCTCTGCACGCTTTTTCTTGCTCCAGCTCTTCGGCATTGGAAGAACGAAGGTAACGTGTGAATTCGATTCGGGCATGCTAATGCCCAGGAGCCGGACGTGATCGCAAAAGGCCCGGTAACGCATAACTTCAGGGCGCTTCTTCCATAAGTCTGCACGCGTCATACGTGGCTTGCCCATAGGGAGGATGTTGTAGACTGTCACGATCACCCCCATGCCCGGGAACGCATACTTTGCGCTGTCTTAGCTGAGGATTTTTGCTGAGGTAGTAATGCGCTGACTATCCAAAAACGAGGGTCAATATCGAGACTTTTCTCGACGGGGACGCCTTTAGACTTATAGCGAGTCACCAGCTCATTGGCTTCTTCGGTCGTCAGCCCGGTGTGAGTGAACCAGCTTTTCTTCATGCCGCCTCCTGCAGGAGTGACATCAAAAGAAAATTGCTGGCCCTTTGAAGGGTCAGTAAGGATTTATTCTGGTTTGGTATTTGCGCCATGGTTTCTCTCCAGTGGCGCAGCAGGTATAGGGTGTTCAGGCCTATGACGGGAGTGTAACAGAATTCTTGGAAACGCGATAACCAGCCCGTTCAAGCATCTGCGTAAATAGTGTCGGTGTTCCTACTATCTCATCATCCTGTAACGGCATAAATGATACTTCATCGCCGCGTCTGTATATGAGCGCGCGACCACTGTCAGGGAATGAGTGCAGTCGCGCTACGATAACCCCATCATTGCATCTGATGACCGCATAGCCCTTGCTCGGTAATTCTTCTTTTTGTTTCACCAATCTCCCCTCCAAACTGGAAAATTTCTGCATGCTGTTTCAATAAAACCAGTCGTCTGCACTTTCCCAAGCCTGCTGGAGGATTTCCTCAACCTTATTCTTAGCTTCTTTTTCGCCACCGTAAACACTCAACCCATCGGAACCTGCGCGACGCACAATCAGACTGCACTCATCGAACTGACTCTGGAGTCGTTTTAATAATTCTCTCCCAAGTGCCGGGACTGCACCCTCTGGAAGTTCTTTAGTGCGATCAATGGTTAATTCAACTTTCATAAGCGCCTCCACCGCAAAAGCTGTATGTTTATACAGTACACTTATGGGGAAGTTTGATCAACGCCTTAACAGCACGAATTGTTAAAGCATGATTATGTTGTTTACAAACGAGACAGTGAGCGGTAATGTCTAAACAAGCATTACTCACTCAATAAATTTTTTTAAAATCAGCGCCATATGATGAATTCCTTATTGGAGTCGATAAGTAATGACAATAACCTCTTCACCCAGACTCATTCTTCGTTCATTTAAAGAGAGTGATGCTTTAGCACTTCTGGACTATCTGTCTTCGCCACGTACTCCCTGTTTTCAGGATGAAACGCTCAACTCAGTTGAGGATGCCGTAGACGAAGTATGCAGAAGAGCAAATGATCCAAGCCAATTTGCTGTTTGCCTCAAAGAAACCGACCTCGTTATTGGCCATCTGTTTGCAGAAAATAGTGGCGAACCAGATGCTAATACGTGGTCCGTAGGTTGGCATTTTAATCAACGTTATGAAGGATACGGGTACGCTACAGAATCAGTAGCGGCCCTGTTTAAATATTTGTTTAACGTGAAACAGGCAAGACGTCTCTACGCATACGTTGAAGACTACAACCTGTCCTCACAAAGATTGTGTTCCCGCCTTGGGATGCGACAGGAGGGTTGTTTTAAAGAATTTGTTTCTTTTATAACGGATGAAGGAGAGGAAAGATATGACAATACATTTGTTTATGCCTTATTAAAAAAGGAATTTAAATAAAAATTATATTGAAATTTAATAGCTTACCACAGGAGTGTGATTTTTGGCTAAACCATATAAGGCCCCTGTATGTCAGAAGAGGACATTGTTAACTTCAGCTTGAGTAAATTAATAAATACAGACCAATACTAAAAACTGTTTACCAATGCACGAATCCCAGCTTAATCTTATATTCTGACAGTATTGCTAACAAAAAAGGGCTGCTGCCCCTTTCAATACTTAATGCCCAACATAAGGAATTGTTATGCTACCCAATCATTTAAAAGGTTTAATTTTAAGGTCATCAGGTTTGAAAACCGTTGAAGGCCACACCGTAAATGTTTGGGAGTTCTCTCCCCCAACCGATCCGGTGCTTCTTGACAGCTGGGCACTAAATTTTCGCCGACAATACTGTACAGACCAGGAACTTACTGAGCTCATATGCGGGACGGGGATGACGATCGAACAGTATCTTAACGCATACGTTTTTCCCGACAAAGCTAAGGCCCCCGGTCCTTCAATTCGGTCGGGTGACTTCGCTGAATTTCTGATTTCCGACTACCTAGAGTTCATGCTCAATCTCTGGGTACCTCGGGAAAAATACGCCGAAAAGGCAAGCAACAACGAATCTGTCAAAGGTGTTGATATAATGGGCTTCCACCAATTAGATGCGGCAATTCCTGCTCCTGGAGATGCCCTTTATGCCTTTGAAGTTAAGGCATCACTTTCGGGGAGTACTTATGGCGGCCAGCTTCAAAATGCGGTTAACGATGGGTCTAGCGATCAGCACATAAGGCTGGCTGTTACTTTAAACGCTACTAAACGCAGATTCCTTCGTGCAGGGAAAACACTTGAAGTGAACCGGATTTCACGTTTCCAGAATCCCTCAGATAACCCTTATGCATACTGCTCAGGTGCCGTTGCAGTTCTTTGCAAAACTGCTTTCAATGAAGAAGAGCTTGCTAAAACGTTGGCCAATGCTCACTCGAATGCGGAAAACCTTTACCTAATGGTTGTAAGCTCTGACCTTCAGATGCAACTAATTCATGAGCTTTATGAAAGGGCTTGCAAATGAAGGCCGGATTCAACAGCAGGCGCCTCTTTGGCATAACCCGATCAAAAGGGAAGATGTACGAATTTGGTCTGGATGAGTCCCTGCACCTCAGAGTACCTGAAGGGTCAGATCCGCTGCAGCTGTTTGTAATGACTGTAGCAACCTTAGGCGATGTTACCGGGGTGCTTGCAGGGTTATCCCACCCTTTAACTCCGCTTCCCCCTGAATCGCAGGCAGAACTCAATTTTTGTGCCAGTTTTTTTGATGCCGTACTTGATTCAGGATTTGCACATGGCCTCGAAAGAACAACATTACTTTTAGCTTCAGCCGCCTATTATGTAGCTCGCAGACCGGGCAGCAGCTTAGTCCTTGCCCGACGAATTGAATACAGAGCAGAAGGCAACAAAGTAGAGCACTTTCTGCAATGGCTACTCAAAGCAGACTGGAGCACTTCTTGGCCTCTTGAAGATGTACGTTATGGATCGTTGCTTAGTTCGATATCGGACTCTGTCATAACGCATTTTGCCGAAGGTACCCAACTGCAGCATATTGAAAGCTTACTGATACTTCTCCGCAATGAAGTTTATAAAATGGGTACAGCTGAGGAGTTACTTTATGCTGATGTCGCCATATCGGTTTGCCGTATGAGGCTTGCTGCATCAGCATGGTCAACACTCCCTCAGTATTCAGGCTTATCCGCAGAGCTCTGGCGACCAGTCATCCAGAGAGGATACTTCCCCAAAGAACTCTGGCCCTCTCAGCTACTTTTGGGGGCCAGAGGGATCTACAGTGGCGTTTCAGGTCTGATTCAGATGCCCACAAGTGCCGGAAAAACAAGGTCGATTGAATTAGTCCTGCGCAGTGCATTTATGTCCGGGCGTACCAAGCTTGCGGTGATAGTCGCTCCCTTCCGGGCACTCTGCCATGAAATAGCCTTATCCCTGCGACAGGATCTTACCGACGATGACATCAAAGTCAATGAGCTGACCGATGCCCTGCAGATTGACTTCGTTGAGCAGATTGCTGAGCTGCTGGGAAGCACTCCCCCCTCAACAACGAATGTATTAGTCCTTACGCCAGAAAAGTTTCTCTATGTACTGCGCCAGTCATCTCAAGTTTTGAAGCATATTGGTCTTGTCGTTTACGACGAGGGGCATCAGTTCGATACTGGCGAGAGGGGGATAACGTATGAATTGTTGCTCACAGAGATCAAGAGATTGCTGCCCAGCACTGCGCAGACCTTACTTATTTCTGCTGTAATGCAGAATCCGGAGGCGATTGCAAAATGGCTGATGGGGGCGGACAAGGCACAGGTTATTGACGGCGCAACGCTGTTACCCACGAGCCGGTCTGTAGCTTTTGCAAGCTGGACTGAGTCGCTTGGGCAGTTAATGTTTCATGAAAATGGCTATGACCGAGAAGACTACTTTGTTCCGAGAATAATCGAAGCAGCAGAACTTTCGGGGCTAAAACCTGACAGCTCGATGTTTCCGAACCGGGCTAAATCGAGCGACGTATCACTATATCTGGGGCTGCGGGTTGTCGGTAAAGGGTCGGTTGCTATTTTCTGCGGGACAAAAATAGTTGCAAACGGCATAGCAAAGAGGGCCGTACAGATTGCGGAGGCGGGATATAACACCGTATGGCCTACGGCCTATGCCAATCTTGAAGAGGTCAGCGCACTGAAAACACTTATAGAAGGTAACTTTGGAAGCGACGCCTTACTCTTAAAAGCCGCAAAGCTTGGAATATATACGCATCACAGTAATACACCCCAGGGTATTCGCCTAGCGCTCGAACACGGGATGCAAAAAGGACTCATTAATTTTATTGCATGCACATCCACCCTAGCTCAGGGCGTAAACCTACCTATTCGTTACCTTATAGTGCAGGGCGTTAATCAGGGAGCTGGGCGTGTGAAAGTCCGCGACTTCCAGAATCTGATAGGGCGTGCAGGTCGGGCAGGAATGCACACTGAGGGTGTTGTCATCTTCGCTGATTCAACAGTTTGGGACAGAAGGAAGAACCAGCAGGAGTCGTGGCGATTCCAAAGTGCCGTTGAGCTGTTGTCGCCCGATCGCGCGGAAGGCGTCACCAGCTCTTTGCTCTTATTGTTGAAACCTTTTGCGCTTCCTCGTAACCAGAAATGGTCATTTGAGGGCGGCGATTTGCTGGACTTAATGGAAAAAGAGACTGAATGGGGCTCTTGGGCAGAGAATGTGGCGAATAAAATCCCACGCCTAATGAAATCGCAAAAGGATGCTCTGGTTAAATCGTTGTTGCGATCCTTGGCCGAGCGTAAAAAGATGACGCATACGCTTGAAAGCTATCTGATGGCAAACTGCGCGACTACTGATACCGCCGCTTTTGAACAGAGGGCTGGCGAACTGGCACGCGATACCCTAGCTTACTCTCTGGCCTCTGCAGAAGAAGCAGACAGGTTGGAAGAATATTTTAGGCTGGTCGCCAGACGCATTGAGTCGGTTGAGAGCTCACCTGTTAAGCAGGCATTCTTCGGCAAAACATTGCTGGGTGCAAAGCAAGCTAAACGCATAGAGACATGGTCGGATGCACACAAAGACGTACTATTAACGCTGGATTCCACTGATGCATGGCTCACAGCCGTATGGCCACTTCTTACTGAGCTCTGTAATAACCGTTTTTTTCGCAGCGTCGAGCCTGTAGATGCGGGTTTCCAGATCGCACTTATGTGGATGGGTGGATCGAGCTATGGCGAGATATCCAGAAAAGTGTTGCAGATGAAGGTTAAAAAAAAGGCCGGCAAGCTTAAACGAAAGGTGAGCGACGACGATATTCTTCAGTTTGTGGAGAGCACGCTGGCATTTGATTGTGCGCTCATTTTGGCAGCGCTCGCGCAATTCCTCTTTACTCCGGAAGATCTCATTGGGGAGCCTGGAGCATCGCTTGCGCATTTTCAGAAGAGTCTAAAATATGGCCTTCCAGATAAACTATCCATGAATGTGTTTGAGGCGGGGTTTGCTGACCGTTTTATTTCACAAGCTGTTCGTGATGCTCTACTAAAGGATGGATATGAAGGCAGCTTTTTCGATGAAGCCCGTAAGAGCCATATGAGCGCTATTGAGCATGTTATCCGAGTTACCCCTGCCTATTTTAAGTATGTTTTAAGCTCATATTGATGCCAGTCGGGCTCACAGTAAAGCAAGCACTTGGCTTGACGATAAATCAACGGGGAGCAGGTCAACCTAGTTAGCACTGACCCGCACCCTCTAAATTTATACTCGAATACCTAAACAACATCTTGATGTACTGCAGTGAAAATACGAATGTCCACTTTTCGCTCATAACGGACCCTCATGAGCATAGAGATGCCGCGTTTAAGCGGCATTTTCTTTTACATTCACCTTACTTTCGGGTGTGTGAAAAGCGTTTCAGGTCGAAATCGATTATTGTGCGTTGGTCGCGGAAAATGCCGCAACGACCGTATCGAATCAGTTCTCCACGCAGCACGGCAATGCGCATGTACTTCTCAGCGGTTGTTCGATGGAGGTCGAACATCTTAATAATATCTTTCGTCGTGATACGTCCATGCTTTTTCACTAACTCGATGATCCGGTTGATGATTTGAGCGCGCTCACTGTCTGTTTTTGGTCTCGGCATCGGTTACTCCCTCGCCGCCTGACGCAGGCATTCTTTACGACACTTGGCAATACGGGCAACCTCAACAGCACTCCCGGCTATACCAAACATGTCCGAATAGACAGCGGCAGCTCTACGCCACAGTCCCTTCTCTTCAAGTGCCTTCGCTTTCTGTTCAGCAGCCTGCATTCTTACTGGATCATTTTTTTCCACCATGCACTGGATCATAACGTCTGGAATATCCGCGTGTGGTACCGCCCTGTATGTGTACTGAACGCTGTCACGTGATCGAATGATCACGCCTTCGTCACTGAGCTCACGCAGCAACCTCCCGGCTGTGCCGCCAGCCAAGTCCAACGCTTCGGAAACATCGCCAACGGCGCAGTTCGGTTGATAGCGCACAAATACCGCCACCTTCTCTTTTTGTGTTAATGCTTTGGTCATTGGTCAATACTCGATTAGTTTGTTAAACCTGCCGCTTTGCGGCGTTGGTATTCTTCCATCAGCAGCTGTGCCGGAGTTGGTCCTGCCGAATGCTGCGGTGCAGCTAGCTGTCGACGGATTGGTGGAACTGAAAGCCCGTTGCTTACGTGCTTCGTCCATTTGGTTAATAACTTCTCTGCCAGTTTTTTAAGTTCCCCCTCGGTCATCTGACGCTCAACACCAGTTCTGCGCATTTCGATGCAGATGTGATAGAGCACCGGCTGGGGCCAGGGGTATTTGTCACTACCCGAAAAACGATACGACTCGTTACGCCAGCGACGGTATTCACTCATCACCCGGTCAGATGTCAGCCCGAACGGATTGGCACCACTCTCTGAAACCAGCGAAACGAACTCAGCAAGATCCGGGGGCCATGTATTACCTACTGCGCAACGGTCCATGCATTGCTGACAAACCAGTTTGATCTGGTTCTCAGTCATCGAACCTATCTGAGCTATCCACAGGGCCGTGGGTTCTGCCCCATTCTTCTGCGTCCAGCGGTTCGAGAAGATTTCCCCCATCACCTTCCATAAACGCCACGCCGTCTCCGTCGCCATCAAGTCCGTTCCGGCGTCGCCATTCAGCGTGCGCTGACTGTATTTGCTGAACAGCTCGGGATGCTGCTGGCTGTGGTCTAACTGATGCATTCTCGGTACCTCCCGTTTGTGGTGCTTTCAGAACCTTTGCGCGATCCAGGTGGCGAGCGAATTTCTGCTCCCACTGAATTTGATGAAACACTTTCCCTTCGGCTTGCCAGTAAGCGATGAAACTGCTCAGCTCGGCTTCGATATTTATGCCTGCCTTGAGCGGCATGCCCCACAGGTTTGCCTGTCGTGCAAAGTCGGCTGTTGGCTTCCAGTCTTCAAACATCCGGAATTTGCCGAATGGCTGCTGTTGCCCAATTCCGATACCTGGCTGATCCGGATAATCAGGAATAACAGGTTCGACCAGTTCTCTATGTGTGGGGTTTAGATCTTTATGGTTCCTTGGTAGATTCCGTGTCCCGTTTTTGGGACTGTTTAAAGGGAAAAACGGTACTCTTTGGTTAAAATATGAACTGTTAACAATCCCGTTTTTGGTACCCTTATTTCCTGAAATAGTCCCGTTAATGGCACTGTTTGTATTAACAGTTCCGTTTTCGGTACGGTTCAAATTAACCGTCCCGTTTTTGGGATCCTTTAAAGAGTTCCGGTTTTGGATCTGTTCGGCATCGGGTATGCTTTCCTCAACACCAACCAGCTTGTACACAGGAATTTGCTTTGTCCTGCCGCGCCGTTCACCTGTGTCGACAACCAGGCCGATTTCCTGCAGATGCTGCAAGCCTGCAAGCACCGTCTTTCTGTCCATCTCAGTAGCCTCTGCAAGCGCAGCGACGGACGGGTAAGCGCACAAGTCAGCGCCGCACATATCAGCCAGCCAGGTCAGGATCGCCTTACTGGAGGATTTTCCGGTCTTAACTTTCTTGGCCCACCGCATTGCATCAATGCTCATGAAGCCTCCGGGTTGAATTCATTGGTCAAAACTCGATTAAAAAAATTGCGGCGCTACGGCGCTGATGCTCGCCAGTAGTGGTCCCGCCGCGTCAGCAGGTAACATGTTGAATAAAGCGATTGCCGCTTCGCGGATCTCCTTCTCAAGCTTTTGCAGCGGTGCGCCCAGCAACTTCGCCTGATGTGCCTCACTGCATTCTTTGATAGCGCTCGCCACCAGCTCGGCTTCCGTTCTGGCGTTACTGAGTCCATGCTTTCTGGCGATCTCAATGGGCATAGCGGCGACGATTGCCCCCGACAGTTGCATGATGTATGCGGTGTATTTTTCCGAACCACCTTCGTTTTTCAGATACCGGAATAAATTCTGCTTGTTGACCGCGATACCGCGGCCCCCTTCCTTCGCCCACTGCTCAGCCACCATCTGAGCGATTTTCTCCTGCGCCTGGCCGGGCAAAGTGGATTCCCACTCCCGAACTGCAACCTGTATTGAACGGTGCTTAAAGCAATCTCGCCGATGCGCCATAAATTGATTTTGAGTTTTCAGCGGTCCGGCCAGGCGTTGGTTATGATGTTGATATGTAGCTGACTGCATGATTAAGCCTCCTTCTGAGGTAAACCATCTTTTGGATTGGGATAAAGATCAGGTCGTAATTCATTAGGAGTAACTTGCCAATCGACGGCCTTACTCACTTTGAGCACCAGCTCTCCGGGAATTTTGTTTTTGAACCAGCCGTTTACAGTTTGGGCTCTCCTTTTCATCCGGCGTCCTAGTTCAGCCTGACTGCAAATCGATAAGAGCTTTTTTTGAATTGATGTCTTCATCATTTGTTCTCAGTAGTTAACGATGAGTGACAATAAAACAAATTAAATCGATATCGTCAAATTATTTCGATAGTAAGAGCTACAGAAAAAATCTGTATAATTGCTGATAACTAGATGAATTGGATGAAGAGATGAACTTCGGTAAGAGATTGCAAAAGGCGATAAAAGATCTCGAAATATCACAATCTGAGCTGGCGCGCAGACTGGGAGTCAAAGCTCAATCTGTTAATGGCTGGTGCAATTCTGACATTTTACCCAGATCTGAAATACTGAATCTTCTTCCCGCTGCGACTGGGTATCCACTCTCATGGTTCTTCATGGAAGATGGTGAGCCCCTCGAAGAGCACGATCCATGGTCACCAAAATCACAAGTTAAACCTTCAACAGAACTTGAAGAAAGACTTCTAGAAGCATTCGAACAATTGCCAACAGATGATGAAAAAGAACGAATTATCAAGATTATAGACCTCAGACTTGAAGAGCTCGATAATTTTGCAAGGACTTATCTGCAGAAACGTAATCTGATACCGCCTACCAAATAGCCTTTCTTTTAATTAACTCTCCTGCTCGGGTCATCAATGACCAGGTGTTCTTCCGCACCATGCTATCGATTTAAATTGACATGTATCGATTGAATTGATAATAATATTTCTATCGAAACGTGTCATCGAGGCAGGACGCCCACGAAGTAGCTGCCGGCGGCATACGAAACACCGGATGAGATGGCAAGACAATCGCGCAGCAGGTTTAACGTTCCGCTAGCCGGCGATAAGGCGAAATGAGTTAACACCCCTGGTTCACCCGACATAGAGGTTAACTATCAAGGTAGGAAATAATGCATATCGAAATTTTCACAATTGAAGGGCGAGCTTGTTTACTCATCTCCCCCATCAGAATCTCTGTAGCGGAGCGACTGGCGTCCGCCATGGAAAACAGCGAAGTCGTTGCAGCTCTTGGTGCTTATTTCACACCCGTTGGCGAGGCACCAGTTGGTGAACTCGTTGGGCTCTATCTCTACTTTGATAACCTCGATACCGCTGCGTTCATAACGATCAATCATCTGATTGAAACGGATAAGCCAATCCCGGTAATCGTCAGGTAGAACCCACGAATCTGTCAGTAACTCTATGAAGGAATCATATTGGTCGCGGTTTTTGAACCAATAAACACTTATTGGACGGGTTGCCATTTTTATGTCCTTGCAGGCTGATTTCAGATTTCAGCATACCACCGAGACTGAGATGGTTAAAAGGCAGGCATTAATAGGAGAAGATCAACAATGACCGATTTCGCTAGAAAACCAGCACGGTGCCAGGCCGTACATCTGCCCTATTTTTGGGTGGTAGTCCGCCGCATTTGCTACGTCCTCGCTCAAAAAGGCGATCCCAGCACTTCATAAAGCACAAAACCCGCGCAAGGCGGGTTAAGTACCCGGTCAGCCGACCAAAGCTTTCCGGAATCGAGTTTTGACCAATGACCACTACCCAAGGCGGCAATCACTAGCTGCGGGTATCTTACAACCAAAATTAAGGACCCGATATGGAATTCTTTCATTTAATCAAGGCAACGCAGAAATCCGGCAAAGAAGATGCCGTTATCTGGTTCACGGCTAAATCAGAAGCACGAGCCAATTTGCAGCTGGATGTTGAGCTGGAAGATGCTGGCATTGAAACCGGCCGGGGCAAGGATTATAGCAAGCCTGTCCGTACCGATTTCCCTGTTTACAACGACCTGCCGGAAGAAAGCACAGTGGATTACACCTGGTGCAAACGCTACGAACTCCAGGACGATGGACGCACCTGGCTGCCAAAGGCTGGAGCTGAGTCTACTGGAGCCGTGAACAACAACACTGCCGCTCAGGAAGCGACCACTACAGTTGAAACCACCGTCGAGAGTGTCCCACTTGAAAACCGCACTTCAGCGGTCCGTTTTGCCGTCCACCTGATCAGCGACAAATACCAGTCACATATAACTAAAGAGCAGCAGCTGGCTGCCAGCGAAATGTCACTGGATGAAGGCAACACCTATCTCCAGAACCTGCTGCTGGCGAAGAATGACATCCCTGAAGTAGTCGAACTCAGCCTGAACGCTGAGTGGAAACTCGTTCAGGCGATTAAGCAGGTATTCGCGCCAGATGAAGTTCACGAAACTGAAAATATCGCTGCATTCATGGCTGACTGGGCTAAAGCAGATGCCAGCGATCGCAACCAAATAGTGGAAGCCTGGCGCAGCGGCAAATTTCCCCCTCTGAAATCTGAAAGCACCAGCGACACTGGCGTTATAGCAGGTCAGGGTCTTGAACCTGATAACGGTATCCAGATTGACGAGAATGATGACGAAACCACACGTTATCCAGTCGTTCGTATGCCCTTCCGCAAGCAGGTACTCGCCCAATTCACCGCCGACGAACTGCGCCACCACTTAACCCGCGAAGAATACGAAGGTATCAGCGCGCTGGAGATGGACACTGACAATAGCTATGTCCAGAACCTGCTGCTGGCGGCAGAAAACTGCGAACAGGTTAAGGGTTACGCCACCAAAGACCTTTGGCGCTATACCGACGCCATTCGCAAAGTGTTTAGCCAGGAAAAGCGTCACGAACTCGCTTTGGTTCTCCGATTCACCAGAATCTGGGCGGCGACTGATTACATTGACCGCGGCCTGCTGGTAAAAGAATGGGCCAAAGGCAGTCGCGTTGTAGAAATACAGCGTACTGAAAGCGGTACGAATGCTGGCGGAGGCAACAAGACCGACAGAAACCCTGACCTTAAACATGATCTAGACACTCTCGATTTAGAGATTGCGCTGGCCACGTTACCAATGGATTTCAACATTTATGATATCCCTGGTGGTGTTTTCCGTCGGGCAAAAGAGATCGTGAGTAAAAAAGAAAGTCCATTCAAAGAATGGTCTAAAGCTCTTCGTGCAACTCCGGGAGTTTTGGATTACTCGCGTGCAGCTATCTTTGCACTTATCCGCAGCGCTCACCCTGAGCATTACCTGTATCCGTCACGTCTCAGCGGATTCATTAACGCAAACCTGACTGAAAGCGATCATTCTGCTCCATCAGACGAAACTCTTGCGGCTGCGCGCCATAACCCTGAGGTGAGCTGGACAAACGAGTTAACTAATGACTCTGCTGTTGAAACTGGCGGCCAGAATGAGGGGACTCAGGTCGACGGCTACACACAGCCGGTTCTCGAAAAAGTTGGTAATGGTCTTTTTTCTATTGAAGGGCTGGTCAACAGCAACGCTGTAATCGACCAACAAAATAGCGCGGCAGAGTACGTAGATAATGTGCAGATGGAAGAAACTTGCAATGATGAAATCCCGAACAGCTCTGCGTTATCAGAAGGCTCGAAAGAATCTTTCTCAGGCACAAGCACTACTGAAACTTATAGCAGCACAGCTGCCATAAATAATGATTCCGGTCATCATAACCATATCGAGACAGAATTGCTCTATACACACCTTATGGTCGACATTGAAGCTTTTGGCAAAAAGGCTGATTCACCAGTCGTATCTATCGGGGCCGTGTTCTTTGATCCATCTACAGGTAATACCGGTTCGGAGTTTTACAAAGTGATTAGCCTGGAATCTGCCATGGCCAGCGGCGGGGTTCCGGATGCATCTACCATAATCTTCTGGCTTAAAGCTTCGCCTGAAGCTCGTTCAGAGTTAGTGATGGATGATGCTATTCCGCTCGATGACGCCTTGCTACAGCTAAATGAGTTTATAGCTGAGAATGCGGCTAACGGCCCTGAATATGTGCAGGTCTGGGGGAATGGTGCCACTTATGACAATGTCCTGCTTGAGGCATCTTATGACCGTACGGGGATCCGCTGCCCATGGAAGTTCTGGAATAACCGGGATGTCAGAACTGTTGTCGAGTTGGGTAAAGCCGTTGGCTGCGAGCCTCGCTATGAGATCCCATTTGATGGAGAACCTCACAAGGCGATTTCGGATGCTCTACATCAGGTCAAATACGTGTCAGCAATCTGGCAGCGTCTGACTGAACACTGATTTTTTAATTTCAGAAAATGGCCCTGATATGGGCCATTATGAGGTAAATCACATGCTTCAAATGCTGACTTTAGAAGAATGGGCTGCGGAAAAATACCGGAGTAATCCCCCAAGTCTGAATACTTTACGCCGATACGCTAAAGAGAGCATGTTCACACCCCCGGCCACCAAAGAAGGAAGATACTGGCGGGTAAGAGAAGATGCCGAGATTACAGGTAATTTAACCCAGCCCGTTATTAAAAAATCTGATTCTCCTATGCTTCAAAGGATACTGTCTGATGGCTGCCCGACCACGTAAAAACAACGTTAAGATACCTAATCTTTATCCGCTCTACAGTCGTAAGGTAAATAAAATCTACTGGCGTTATAAGCATCCTGTTACTGGTAAATTTCACAGCCTCGGAACTAACGAGGCTGAAGCAACAGCAATAGCAATCGAAGCTAATGAGCGACTAGCTGAACAGCGCACTAGGCAGGTTTTGGCTCTCAGTGACAAGATCGCCACCAGCAAAGGAAAGGCGATAACAACAAATACGTGGTTAGATCGTTATTGGAAAATTCAGGATGAAAGACTGGAGAATGGTGATATCAAGCCGAACACTCATAAACAAAAGGCTAAACCAGTAGCCCTACTTCGTGAGAGCGTGGGAATGAAATTGATTTCATCCGTCGATGTTCGGGATGTTGCCCAGATACTGGAGTCCTATGTTGCAGAAGGTCAACCGAGGATGGCCCAGGTAATCCGCTCTGTTTTGATCGATGTTTTCAAGGAAGCCCAGCATTATGGCGAGGTACCGCCGGGTTATAACCCGGCTCTTGCGACAAAACAACCGCGCCGGCGAGTTACCCGACAACGTTTAAACCTCGACGAATGGCAAAAGATTTTCGCGATAGCTGATGCCCAACATCAATACATGGGCAATGCAATGCTTTTGGCGCTCGTTACTGGTCAGCGCCTAGGGGATATTTCCAACATGAAGTTTAGCGATATTTGGGATGACCATCTGCATGTCGTACAGGAGAAGACGGGGAGCAAGCTTGCGATCCCACTATCACTTAGACTTAACGCGATTGACTGGAGTTTGAGAGATGTAGTTGCACGTTGCCGTGACTATGCAGTGAGTCCATACCTAATCCACTTCTTCCGGGCAACCTCAATGGCAGAACGTGGAGCGCAGGTGAAGTCGAATACCATAACAATGAATTTCAGTAAGGCCCGTGATAAAGCAGAGATAAATTGGGGAGACGGCACCCCAGCTACTTTCCACGAACAACGATCTTTAGCAGAGCGTTTATACGAAGTTCAGGGGGTAAATACACAAAAACTGCTGGGGCACAAATCCCCAAATCAGACAGCTAGTTACCATGATGATCGCGGTAAAGATTGGATAACTGTTGGAATTTAAGTGAAAACTCTCGAAAAATCAATTAACTAAGGAAGCTTTAAATTTCCTTAGTTAATAAGATCATTAATTAACTATTTTGATTTTTCTTTAAAGTAATAGCCAATTATAAAACCGAGCGAAGTACCTAAAGCACTAATAACAATCGAGAGTACTTTATCAATTTCAAGCGGTCTTATTAATTCAGAGGGATTCTCAATTCCTTTTTCTTTCAATTTGAGTAACCAATCAACTGCATAAGCGTTGTACCAAAAAACAAAAATAAAGCAAAAGACCAGTAAAACAAAAAAGCCCACTAAAAATGAAATGGTTAACGCACTACGAGTCTTGCTTTCACGCACACTGGAACTTAATGCGTTTTCTTCTGCTTCTTCGGCAACATTATCAGACTTTTTAGAATTAGTTGAAAGCTCTTCTAATAAATCTGTTAAATCTGAGAAATCCGTGTTAGCCAT